CAGCTTGTATACAGCTCCGGCACCGTCTTCAACGGCACGATCATTATTTGATGCTAACGTAGCTTCGATGTCACGTTTCAGTTCACGAATGGACTTAGCTTCGGCTTGAGCAATTTTGGCAGGTCCAACAGAGGTAACAGCATCCTGTAAATCGGATACCATAAAGTCTCTGCGAAACTTCTGCACGTAATTACCGAGACGAGCACGGCCTGAGAACTGATCGGTGAATGTGGAGACATCGGCGCCTTCGGCAATTCCAGCAGTGGAAATGTCAGAAAGACTGTCAACCGTCCATTCAACGAACGTAGCGTTAGCTCTGCTTTTGGAAGCAGAAGAAAGGATTGGCGTTTCTTCGGGGGCCAAGATGGTTAAAACATCCATCAAGTCCTCACGATTGGAAACAGCCGACCCAGTGTTTGTGGTATCATATGTATTTGAAAATGACATAATTTTATCGGGTTATTTGTAAGGTTCTTAACTTGATGAAATCATCTTTACGCCCTGATTTTTTAAATCTGTTGTGGTGCTCTTTTACCGCTTTGGTAATTCGTCTTTCAGTTTTTTCAGACGCTGCTGAAGAAGGTGTAGCTGTAGAAGAAGGGTCCAACTTAATACTCCCTGGAGTCCTTGGGACTTCTGGGATATCTTTAATAAGCTTTCGCCTAGGCATACTATTAACCGCATGAGCTATAAGATAAGGAAGTTGAGAATATAAATCTGGTGCAGAACTTTCCAAAGACTTGAGTCTCGGATCGCTCATCATATTTATAAACTGAGTTTTCATCTCATTTCCCTTTTCATCCTTAAGCCAACTTAGTTCCTCAATAGCCTTATTCCCTAATTGCTGACGCATCATTAACGCATCTTGATTCGATTGCAGATTTTTAAGCTGATCTGGTATATAAGAATCACGCGACTTCCGAGCATTCAAAAGTGCTTTACGCACCTCTGTCTTGGTCATCGCCTTTCCTTCAACCTGGGTAACTTCGTCATCGGCATGGTGGCTATCAGATTCAAACAATAAATCTTCAGCCCAGCTAATAACCTCATTCACCTCATTTGCTTTTTCCTGCAAAGCATCCAATGTAGCTATATCAAAGAACGGATTATTTTTAACCTCTGGTTCCTTGAGTTTGAATTGGCTTTGCTCATTTCGCATCGCAGACAACTGCTCTTCAGCAATCTTTCTCTTTGCAGTGAGTTCACCAATTCGCTTCTCGGCACCAGGGATTAATTCCGCCCTAATTGCGCTTTTTTCTTCTTCAGACATTTCGTCTAAATTAAACTGAGAAAGAACATTATCCTCAGACATTTCTTCAACAACTTCGGCCTCAGCCTCTGTCGCCTCAGTACTATCCTCGGCAGATTCCTTAGAAGTTTCAGGAGGTGTCTCCTTCGGCTTCTCGCTACGTCTTTGAACGAAATCAGACGTAGTTTGATTTTCCACTGATTGTGATACGGCTTCAGCGTTAGCCGCGATAATTTCCTCATTCATAACTGTCTCCACTATTTTTGCGCCTAGCGATGGCGAGGAATCTATCTTATCACGATTATAAAAAATCCTTATGTCTTTTTTGTAATTTCTTCCAGTCAACTATTTGTAGTATCTGGTCATAGGATAGTATACGGCCAGAAAGTTGCTGTAATGCCTCTGTTGAGGCTTCGTGCATGTCTGATAAACACTCTTCTCTAAGCTGCTCGATTGTATTTATAAACCGAGCAAAATGCTCATAATTCGATAGAGTTTCTATGTCTTTCTCTAAACTCACGATTGTTGCATCTGTTGAGTTTGAACTCCGCCCATCTCTGCCGGAGCTGTGCCAATACGGCCTATTTGCGCGTTCTGAGCTTGCTGCATAGCGAACTGATACTGGCCCATATATTTTTGCAACCTCTCTGAAAAAGCTTGGTCTGATTGCAAGCGAGCAGCGACATCAGGCTGTTGGACATAACTCTGCAAAATCTGCATAGCAACTTCGGCCCCATTAGGACGAGCAGGCATTTCAATCCCTGCATAAATTTTCGATATATCATCTGTAACATCTTTTAATATTTGTTGTTGTGCCTCTTCGACGGGTTGTAAAACACTATCCGCGAGAACAGGATCTACGCTACCGGCAATGAGCGTGACTAAATTATCAACATTAATCCGACCATTCCGATCAAGCTGAAGTAAGCTAACCATTGAATTAAGTTTGTTTTCCTGCTTCTCAGGGTCGGTATTCATTACATCATAACTAACCGTAACATCAAAATTTTCATCTGGGCTACCCTTGTTAAACGTCTGTGGGTCCGGGACACCTGTCACCCTGAAAAAGATTGAGTCGGGTCCAAACCTCTGGAAAGCTCGATAGCACATCCGGATTACTTCTGAAGAGTGGGTTAAAAATTTATCAACCAAGAACTGCTGTCTGATCTGGCTTATATTGCTCTCCTCGTCTAAACCAACTAACCTGTCAGCTTGTTCTTCCTGGGTTTTCTCCATCTCTACACTCCCCGAATTATAAGCCGGAGAAGGACCGAATTCTATATCTCCCTTGCGACGGTAGGGAATAAGTCGGCCAGGTCCCCAATCACTGGGAGCTTGTCCAATAGGATGCATTATTGGTGGTAAAGTTGCAATGCTATTGCGATCAATTCTGCTGTCCCTTTCAATCTTCACCTGGTTCTGTATACCGCGAAGAAGATCAGGAATTGTCGTAGTATCATATAACCGCTTGCTGTCCTCCGAAAGCTTAGTCACCACTACAGGATAATCCTCATAGCCATTCAATAGCTCAAATTTTGCATAACCCGGAACCTGTTCATTCCCATCAAAATCTCGGTGAAATACTGTGCAATAAATCCCTTCGGAATTATCCTCCTTGTCAATTAAACGCTGATACCCGTAAACAATTTCAATGAGTTCCTCCGCCTCATAAGCATTATCTGTAAAGCTTAAGCTGCGCCGACCCTCCTGCTCCCTCTCAATAGAGTTAATGTTTACGCCACGATAGCGTTCAATTACAAAATCAACAAAATCCTCATCCCAGCCATCGGTTATAATTTTGTTCTGTAACTCTTGAGGAGTGTAGTAGGTTTTCCAAAAACAATAAGGCGCCCGTTGAGGATCAGTTACATACGGAGGAAAAATGAAATCGCCATCCGGGGCAAGCGTTCTCACCTCCGGCGCATCAACCTGACGCTTAACAATTGGTAATTCCGCTACTCCCAACTTTCTTAAATCCTTTAAGGCTTTCTTGGCTCGCTTTTTAGTCACACCATCAAAACTCGCCTGTAACATCCTCTCAACCTGTTGATCATCAGACTCTTCGGTAATCATCTCACCAATTTCGGGATTTATGGCAGCAATCTGGTCTAAACTTAGACGCTGCAAAAACGTGCGATCTTCCCGGTGCCAACCAACATAAGTGATCAGAATACCCCTTTCGAGCAGATAATTTGCTCCCAGTTCCATTTCCCGCTTAAATCTCGGTATATAACTGGACGTAGTCATCCATTTAAGAAAATTACTGACCACCCGACTTCTAGGAATATCACCAATCTCAACCGGGAACGCACGAATGTTTGCCCTGTTTAAGGCAGACAAGAACAAAGAAACTAATCTGGTTATACGCTCATCGATAACGTGGCTCTCCATGTCAGAGGCACCTTCCCAAGGGAAAGCATCTGCTCCATGCTTACGCATATCCTTGCTCTTCCCAGGCCACCAGTTGCGCCGAGCATCATAACTACTTCGACATAAATCAAAGTAGGCTTCCAACTCGGTGATGGATTGTTCATACGAATAACGTAAGGATTTAACGTCAGGTTTATCACTAACGTAAGTTAGAGACTCGGAAATATCATTATTTTTCATTCAATCTATTTCTAACGGTGTGTAAAATCTTGGAATAGAAATCGTCGCTAGTGCCTATCATATCACATAAATCCGGAATCCTTATAGGAATTTCCTGTTTCCCTCTCGCAACGGAACACAGCATCTCCCAAGCAAGAAGCCTATAAATCTCATTGGAAACCCACCACCTATTGAGCGTGATGTCTTTCTCTGTATCGGTAGGATTTCCCATTTATATCTTCAATTTTTTCAATTAAAATATTTTTACCTTTCAGCCTACCTCTCCAACGGCGGGGAACAACCACAGGAACCTTCTCGTCTATCTCTTTTATAAAGGCATACACATAACTGGGATTGGCCGCAGGTTTAATAACATAGCCGTTATAATGCTTAGGTATACATTCAGAAATATTAGTGGCATCCTTTAATATTTTCTGACCCTCTTCGTCAACCCAGGTGGTCTTCAACCTACCCGACATCATTTCATCTGCCAACTTTTCATTAGCCAGTAAAAGAAGGCTGTCTACATCCATTCCCCATTCCTTGGCCAGTCTGTCAATTCTTGCCTTTGCCATTAATATCCCCCGCTAGATTTCTGCGTCACCATCATACTCCTGTCCGTTACGTGATCTGGACCCTCTCCACCATTTGCCATTCTCAAATAGCGAATTAAATCAAAAAAATCTTTCAACGCTTCGTCCGACTTACCTTGGGTATTATAATTAATTAAACTGTCAATTAAATTTCCACAGTCTTGGTGTATGTAACATCTCGGTTTGTTAGCCGCATCAATCGCAACATTGGGATTGTACATAAACCATTCGTCCAAAGCATTAATACCAATTTCCTCACGGCGCCCATCAGAAGGAACAAAAACCATCCCAAAATCATCAAATGACATATATAGATCATCGTTATTCTCATTCTCACTGGAAAAATAACGACTATCCCCAATACGCTCAAACACATCGATGCCCAGATCCTCTTCAATCTCTTTGAACAAATCAGCATATGCTTCTACATTAAATCCCAATTTCTTGGTTGCAGGTCCAGTTTTCCACTTAGGATCACCAAATAATGCCCATTCACCATAACTATTCCGGTCCGGCCATTCCCGCCTGATGTAAACATAACCATCCTTATCTACCCCAGCCCATAAACTGGTGTAGTTGCGAGCTCCCGCAGGGTCAACAACCTGGTAACAAGTAAACCTTTGCCTATCAGATATATCAGGGAACACCATATTATACTTATTAGGATAGTCGCTAAGAACATTCACCTCAGTATTAAACAACGGCAGCAAAGATGTAATGCTTCTCACAGGAACACCATAGGCACGAACAAGTATTTCCTCTTCCGGGCGACCTCTCAGATCCTTAGCTATACGATCATAACCACCAAACGGATTCTCGTCCGAATGCAAATAGACAATAGCAGCATCTCGCTTTGGACTATATTGCTTTACCGGTAATGCCCTATTTAATAATACAGCTTCCCGGGTTCGCAATGTTTCGCTCCCCTTTAAATAACTATTGATAAATGGCGTATAGCCGTTAATCGGAGTGAAAGCTATTAACATTTTACTGTCCCTGGTAGCCAATCTGAACCTCAACGTGTTTATTAAGGTCTCGTCACCCAAATATTCATCCAGCCAGCTCCCAATGTTAATCCCTTCACCAGACTTAAAACCAAATTCAAATCCCTCCAGAATCGTTTGATTGTTTGAGAACTGTGTGTAGGTCTTGAAATCTACTCTGGTTCGCGTGTCCGGGAAAATAAAACTGCTCCCAGTAAAACCATTTTGCATCGAATAATTAATATAGCCTTCGCCGCTCTTGGTCTTTCGCTTAAACTCCTGAGGCATCATCTCCCATATCACCGCTTGCTGCACCTTAACACTAGTGTCTGCGTTCTGAGAAAAACAAACTATATGACCATCCTTGTTGGCCATAACACTCTCCATTACAATTTTAGCGCAGCCAGTGGTTTTTCCACTTCGATTGCCACCCAAACATAAACATTCATTATACTCAATTAATCCACTCCTGATTCGGTCCCAACCATCCAAATCAAATCCATGCCTAACCGGGTCAGATCGAGCACTATCAATGCGTTCTTCATGGAAAGAATGCAGATTAGATAGCATCTCAGGATCTTTCTTGCCCCAGAATATAATGTCTTTGTCAGTAGGAGGCTCAAGAATCGGATGAGGACTAAAATGTAACATTAATAGTCGTCAAATTTAGGTTTAGAAAATTGATCTCTCCATATATTAAAAGGTAAACTTTCCGTTTTAAGGGTAGCGTCCAGTTTGGTTTTTAATGCCCAAGGATTGCCGCCTGCAATTACAAATCTTTCTTTGTCTTCAAGAACAATCCAAAATTTAGGCGCCACCTCGGAAAGAATGGATGCTACCAACGCGATGTCATCTTCGTTCATGTGTTTATCGATTCAACCTTCTTCAATTGTAACATACGCTTCCTAGCAGCATCTATCATTGCCTCATAATCAGCTTGAGTAACCACCTTGCGCTCTTCAATTATCTTGGTCGCCTCGCCCCTGAAAGTATTACTACCACGCTCTGCCTTCTCCAAAGCAACGGTTACAGGCAATAAATCCCTGAAGGTAGGCTTCGTTTCCCCTTTTTCCATCTGATCTCTCAAAGAATCAACCATGTCCTCAGCCAAAGAAGAAAGAGAAAGGAAGTGCCTGCCACGAATGGTGCCACCCAATTTACGCCATTTATTAGAATAATCAGCGTATTCTACCAAAATATTCATAATTGTAGGACGATGTAGACCATACTTCCTCACCATCTGAGTCTGAGTTACCCCTATAGAATGCAGGTAGAGGATGGTAGCCACCTTCTCAGGATTGTATTTACTGAGACTTTTAGGGGATTTTAAATTATCCCTAACTTCTATGATTCCGTCTCGGATAGAATCCATTAAGCGTTCCCTGTCTTTCATTTAATGCAATCTCGTAGTATCCAGGCATAGATGCAATAATTTTTTAAGGCGTAGTTAATCTATATATATGTCAAGCTAGCCGCCTTCGGCGACCCCCTCCCCCTCGCCTGGGCGATAAACTCCAGCATCGTGCGGGCGATAACCTCTAGCTGGTGAGGAAATGGAGCCCAGGGTTCCGAGAAATTTGAGGTCAAAACCTCTCAAAATTTTCTCATGAGGTGGGATAGATTACGGCGGCCATTTCGCTTATTAAAACAATGGTAAGACAAGCATCAGCATTTGATCAACAATAGGTGAGACCTGCTTACAATCCATTGTGTGAATATCCTGTGTTTTGTTGTTGACTCACCTTTGCCGCGTTTCTTATCCTATCGATTCACAATCAAATAATCATTAAATCAAAATCATGAAAAATCAAATAACTCTCACATACAACAATCCGCAATTGGCATTTGAAAATGCTATTGAAAAAAAGCTTCTATCGGAAAATGAGGAAGCTTTAAATTTTGCGGGCAACTACATGTATATGTATACGCAAGATGGGATTGATCAATTCAAGCACTCAATTGATCGAACCTATTTACAACAGACTGAGGAAACTCACACTTGGTCTATTACCTATTGGGTAGGTCAACAAATTGTTGAAACAACTGGTGCGGGACCAACTAAAGAAACCGCTTACCAAAATTGCAAAGCACAGTACCTTGCTAATTCGCCATTTAATCATTGGCCAATTAATCCAATGGATATCATTCAAATCAACTAAATCAAAATCATGTTAAATCAATTAAATCAATTAGCCGCGGAAATGGCGTCAAATCCGCCGCGCAATATCAAAACAATCATATTAGACAAAGCACGTCTTGTATTAGAAGGAATGCAACTTGAGAGTTTAAGCTACTCCAAAACCTTGAAAACAATAGGGTGTTCCTACTTTTGCGGCGTCAATCAATCAGCCAAGCTTGAAAAGGGTCATAAGCTTTTGTATAGAACCTTGGGACTCTACTTGGCACCTTCTAAAAAGGCGGGTGTCGACGTTTGTACCTTTGCTTGCAAAATATGCCGCTTGGCGTGTTTAGATAGTAGTGGGCATAAATTAATCGAAGACCTTTGCGGGAAAAATACAATTGCCGTTTCTAGAATTAAAAAAACTTGGATTGCTGTCTTCTTTCCAAAGATTGCGGAAAAGCTAATCGTCCACGAAATCGAACGTGAACAAAGAAAAGTGGAATTCAGTGAATATAATTTAGCAATAAGGCTAAATTGCACAAGCGACTTGGATTGGTCACATATCATTGCACAGTTTCCTTTTGAAACTTTCTACGACTATACAAAGAACCCCCATAGATTAAATACAAAGCGCTTGAATTATCACTTGACCTATTCTTTTGCGGATATGTCACCCAAGCGAATTCTTTTTTATTACAACCATTTGAAATATGGGATAAATTTGGCAATTCCTGTCATTGAAAACGATTACGAAAGAGTGCTTTCCGAGATTGAAAATACATTCTCAATGGATACCACGGATTTACGTTTTCTTGACTCAAGAAAGGGTTGTTTCGGGATTTTGAAAGCCAAGCTTACAATGCACACAAAAGAAGGGATCGAAGGCGGCTTTCTTCTAGATTTCCACGGTGTAAAGAAATTGATTAAGAAGCTTCATCAATTGCCCGCTTTTCGCATTCATAAAAATGCGTATGGAAATACAGATAGGCACAGAAACACTGTGTTTGCCGCTTAGGCGTTTTATAGGCGTCAACTAAGGTTGGCGCCCATTAAGCCGCTTAATGGCTTTTTTAACCAATAATCAAATCAAAATGGAATATATTAATATAATAAAATTATTAAAATCAATTGCCCAAGAATTAGAGGATGTAGGTTGCGACTATGATTCTTATTCACAAGGAGACCTTGAACGCGCAACGGCATATGCAAAGCAAGCGGCAATCGCTCACATTGGGCAAACCATATCAGAGCACATCGAATTGCACTCGACGCCAAATACTAAGTGGAATTCGGAAAAGGGATTTTTCCAAAGCACAGAGAAGGAGGAAACGAAATGAAATATAATAACAAACCAATTACTAAAGTTTTAGTCCTATGTGAGGAATCTGGTAAAGTGAGACGTGCTTTCAAAAACCAAGGTGCCAACTACGTATGGTCATGCGACTTGCTACCTTCACAAGACAATGACCCTTACCACTTGAAAAAGGATGTTTTTGAATGTCTCAATTATTTTGAGACTAATGACGTAAAACTAGATCTCATTATAGCTTTCCCGCCTTGCCAATTTATGGCGTCAAGCGGCAATAGGTGGCATGCCAAATCAAAAGAGCGTCAAGACGCTATAAAATGGACTCTTGAGCTTTGGGATAGATGTAAAGCCTTAGCGGATTTTGTAGCTTTTGAGAATCCCGTTGGCGCTCTTTCAACAGCTTTGGCAAAGCATGATCCGCATATGTTCAAAACCTACATACAACCTTGGCAACATGGTCACGGTGAAACTAAAAAAACTGGATTGTTTCTCAGTCGCCTTCCTAAGCTTTTGCCTTCCTCAATTGTAGAAGGAAGGGAAAATCGCATTTGGAAAATGCCGCCGTCACCCACTCGAACGCAACAGCGCAGTGAAACGTATACTGGCATTGCAAGGGCAATGGCTAGCCAATGGTTACCATACGTCAAGGCAATGCAATCCATAGGAGTTTTCAAATGAACCTATTCCTTGAAATTGTATGTCTCGCCCAATTAATCGCAGTACCATTCTTATTGCTGT